TTATTGTCAGAAGAAGAGTTAAGCGAGCTGAAGCAAAAAAGAGCTGAAGCGCTGCCAGAAGTTATAGACGAGTATAACGAGGCAATGGACAGACTGTGGGTGTCAGAAGAAATAAAGATAAAAAAGCTTGAATTACTGATTAGAAATTTATAACGTATACATCAGTAAACGTTGCATAATGTATATTATGCAAAAAAATGGAGGGTAAGTTGTTGAAAACATTGTACTCAGTTTATGACGCAAAAAGCCAAACATATGCAGCGCCGTTTTGTGAGATTAACGACGGAACAGCTATTCGCGTCATCCAAGACCTTATGGAACAGAATCAAAATCACCCGTTTGCACGACATTCCGAGGATTTCTCTTTGGAAAGAGTCGGACGGTTCAACGAGATTTCGGGTGACTTGGAAGCTGAACCAGTAGGTGAAGTTATCAAGCTAAGCCAGTTAGTAAAGGAAAGTTAAATGTTTGGACCTCGCGGCGCAATGCCATCCACAATGTCTCACGACTTTAGTCGTGTGCCGAAAGCTGATATTCAGCGGTCAGTATTCAAGCGTGATCATGGTGTAAAGACAGCATTTGATGCTGGTTATTTGGTCCCTATTTTTGTGGATGAAGCGCTGCCAGGCGATACGTTTACGTGTTCGATGACGGGGTTCGGCCGGTTGGCAACACCGGTCAACCCAATTATGGACAATTTGTATATAGAAACTTTTTTCTTTGCAGTGCCTTATAGGCTTGTGTGGAATAACTGGCAGAAGATGTGCGGAGAACAGGAAAATCCGGGAGACAGTACAGATTATCTGGTGCCGACATTGTCAGGCACGGTTACGACAGGATCGTTATTTGATTACATGGGCATTCCAATTGGAAATGCCCTCACCTGGAATAACTTGCACGGTAGGGCATATAATCTCATTTGGAACGAATGGTTTAGAGATGAGAACCTGCAAGATAGTGTAGTTGTAGATAAGGACGATGGTCCGGACACATATACGGATTACACGTTGTTGAAGCGCGGAAAAAGGCACGATTATTTTACATCGTGTTTACCCTGGCCACAAAAAGGTGATGCAGTAACATTGCCACTGGGCACAACAGCACCTGTTAGCGGTACAGCTGGTAGTTATGCAACAATTAAAGATGAAACAGGAACAGCCAGGAATTTTCAAACTGGCGGAACAACACTGTATGTAGATACAGGGTCACCGTTAGGTAGTTCAGCGCCAATTTATGCTGATTTAACAGAAGCAACAGCAGCAACAATTAATCAGTTGCGTGAAGCGTTTCAGATTCAACGTTTGTATGAGCGCGATGCGCGAGGTGGTACGCGTTATACAGAGATTATTAGAAGCCACTTTGGCGTTGTGTCGCCAGATGCTCGGCTGCAGCGTCCAGAATATCTGGGTGGCGGTAAACAAAATATTAATATCAACCCGATTGCGCAGACGTCTTCAACAGACGCAACAACCCCTCAAGGCAATATGTCAGCGTTTGGAACGACTGGCGGATCTATGGGTGGTTTCAATAAGTCATTTACAGAACACTGTGTGATTATTGGGCTGGCGTGCGTATTTGCTGATCTGAATTATCAGCAAGGTCTTAACAGGATGTGGTCACGCCAGGACCGCTGGGATTTTTACTGGCCAGCATTGGCCCATCTTGGTGAGCAAGCAGTATTTAATAAGGAAATTTATGCTGACGGCTCAGCAAATGATGAATTGGTGTTTGGTTACCAAGAACGTTATGCGGAATATCGTTATAAGCCAAGTATGATTACAGGAATTATGCGGTCTGATGCAGCTGGATCATTGGATAATTGGCATGTAGCTCAAGATTTTGCGTCGTTGCCAGCACTCAATGCGTCATTTATCGAAGAAAACCCACCGATCGATCGTGTGTCGGCGGTTCCGTCAGAGCCAGATCTGATTTTTGACGCTTATTTTAATCTTAAATGTGCACGTCCAATGCCGGTTTATAGCGTGCCAGGGCTGATTGATCATTTCTAATGGATTGGAAGTCAATATTAGCAGCGAGCGTGGTTAGGAAGTATGTCCTCCCTATTGTATTGGGCGCTTTGGTTACTTGGCTCGTTGCTAACAATTATCCTGATTTTGCGGATGCTATATGCAGTGCATCCGCTGGATTTGATATAGAAGTGGAGAAATGTAAATGAGCGCTTGGATGGCTGCGGCCACAATAGGGTCTGCCCTATTAGGTCGGAATAGTGCTAAGAGCGTAAATGCGCAGCAAGCGGGTATGACCCGCGAGCAGATGGATTTTCAAGAGCGGATGTCCAATACAGCTTATCAGCGTTCAATGGCTGATATGAGACAAGCAGGTCTCAACCCTATATTAGCTTACAAACAAGGCGGAGCCAGTACACCAGCTGGCGCCCAACCTCCTCAGTTTAGAGATCCTGGAGAAGCAGCTGCTTTGCGCGCGTTAACAGCAGCGCAAGTTTCATCAGCAGTAGATCAAGCAAGAATGGCCTCACTTGACAGAAAAGCTTTTGAAAAAGAAGGCTTTGGACCCAAATATGCAGAAACAGCAAGAACAATTAGCGGTGTACTTGGGAAAATTTTGCATTCGGTTACAGCAAGTGCAAAAGACCCATTTACATCAGCAGTAAAGCGGTTTTTTGGCCCGTCTGCGTCAATAACGCCAGATACAAGGCGTGGTGATACGACTTGGGCTGAAAGCGCAGACGAAAACTGGGCAAAAAAAATGGAAAGGATGCGCGGGAGTTCTAACCAAATGGATAGAGACTCCGCCAAAATTATGAATTTCCTAAGGAAACACTGGAAGAAATGGGGTCCACAATGACGAAAAATAAGTTTGTAACAGCCTATGGCGGTCACGACCGCTTGGCGTTTGAAACGACAGGCGAAAGCCTGGCGCAACAGCATTTTCTTAAAGAATGCGATGTTAGAGAGATCATTAAACGTAATGATCGGACTGGTATTATTGAGCATGTTAACCGTGGTGTAGCGCAATACACCGACGTTTCAGATGTAGCAGATTACAAGGAAGCTCTCGAGATGATTAACAGCTCGATGGAAAGTTTCATGGGGCTTCCGTCAGATATTAGGAAGTTGTTTGACAACGACCCAGGCGAATTTTTTGAATTCGCAACAAATCCGGCAAATGCAGAAAAAATGGCAGAGCTGGGGCTTGCTCCCTCCCCTGCCCCAGTTGGTCTGGTCAAAGCAAATGCCGGATCTGGTGGTAAAGCACCAGAAGAAAGCGCCTCTCAGCCCGCAGACGTCGATATATCGGAGGGCTGAGGGGCGCGCCGCACAGTTACCACTTGATGTAACTGTGCGGACTGACACCAAAGACAGGAGGGAAGAATGGTCTACGACGTGATTAGCCCGCGTGAAGATAACAAGGGCAATACTAGGTGGGTAAGAGTAGGAGTCGGTTTTCCAAACGGAAACGGTACACGAGTCCTTCTAGATGCTTACCCAGTACCCAATGAAAAAGGAGAATGTGTTCTCCTGATTAGAGAAAGGGCAAAAGATGTATCGAAAAAGAATGAAGCGTAAAGCATCGCGGCGTAGTTTTACAAAAGGCGCGATGAAGGTTAAGCGCAAAAACTTCGCTACACCGATGCGGGGTGGATACCGTATCTAATGACGTGCTACCACCCCCTACTCGCATACAAAAGCGAAGGGAAAGTAG